AGAGATTGAACGTATGTTCAGTGAACACCATCAGAGATACTTCAAACTTACATATGGTATGAAGCACAGAGCAAACAACAAGAAGTCTGAACTTCTCATCACTAGTTACAACCCAACCCCTAATACACTTGAACAGTTCTTCTAATGAGTAAAGAATTTGAGTATCAACTGAAAGACTACCTCAATGGTATCAACTTGAAGCAAGGTAACCTTCATGAAGATGAACGTGCCATGGCAAAGTATCCATCTTATGTCGTTAGCAAGTGTCTTGCTGGTCATCTTGATTGCATCCTCCATGTGAATCAGATGAATATGTTGTATGATCTGGACAATGATATGCAATATAATTTTTACCTACATAGTATTAGGAAATCCAAACGCTTTGCGCCTTGGAACAAACACACGGCAGAAGATGATCTAGAACTAGTAAAACAGTTCTACGGATATAGCACCGACAAGGCGAGAGATGCCCTGAAACTGCTCAACAAAGATCAGTTGGAAGTCATCAAAACTAAATTAAATGTTGGAGGAAATTCAAGATGACTAGTGAAGAGATCTCGTGGTCTCAGGATATGATGTTGGAAGTGGCACTTAAAGAACCAGATGATTTCTTAAAAGTGCGTGAAACTCTAACTAGAATTGGTGTTGCATCTCGCAAGGATCGTAAACTCTACCAGTCATGTCATATTCTGCACAAGAAAGGTAAGTATTACATCGTTCACTTTAAAGAACTGTTCGCTCTTGATGGTAAACCAGCGAACATTACTAAGAACGATATCGAAAGAAGGAATCGCATTGCTAAACTTCTGTTTGATTGGGGACTAGTTAATTTTCAAGCGGATGATCTAGTAGAGATTGCACCTTTGAATCAAATCAAAGTTCTGTCCTACAAAGATAAGCAAGAGTGGACGCTAGAAAGTAAGTACAACATTGGTAAAAAGAAAGTAAGTGTTGATTCATAATGTATGAGGATATGGATTGCTATGATAAAGCAATCCAACTCTTTGGAACAAGAGTTGGTATGATCTGTGCCATGGAAATGGCAAAGAAACTTGATGCTGAAACTGCTTATGCTAACATCAAGATGGAGTTGAAAGAACTTAAAAAAGTTCGTAAAAAGTGGAACAAGGAACACAACTGATTGATTAGTAATGAAATTTATTGGATTGAGAGTTGAGGATCACGATTCCAACATCACCTATACTGATGGAACCAAAGTAAAGTATCTCTCTACGGAGAGATATTTTCATATAAAGCATCATGGACTAGACAATACATGGCAGTGGCAAGACCTTACTGATGAGTTAGGTGTGCATATCAATGAAGTTGATGCTCTTTGTATTGTTAGCGATCAAGTAACCTTTGATGAGGGTGAACTCTATCGTGAGATAGATATCGGATTGCCTTGTAAAACGTTTGCAATCGATCATCACTGGGCACATGTACTTTCACAATGGCCAGTAGGCATTCCATACACTAACTATGTGTTCGATGGGTATGGTAGTAACAGAAGATCCCATTCTTTGTTCTTAGGAGAGAACTTAGAACTGTCTCATGATGTAGATGTCACAGGATCTATTGGTATTGAGATGGCAAAGGTGGGTGCTACTCTTGGTCTTGCAGATAACACTCCACATGGTTTAGATCTTGCTGGTAAGATCATGGGACTAGCAGCATATGGCATCGTTGATGTAGAATATGCGAAGTTTCTGAGTCAGTTCCCTATCAGTAGGGTGAAAGATATCTGGAACTATGATCAGTGGACTAGGAAGTGGGATAATAGTTTTGATATCAACTGGTTACGTACTGTTCATGATGTAACAGCAGATAAATTAGCAGAATATGTGGGTAATGGTGATGATAAAGTAGGATATACAGGTGGTGTAGCACTGAACTGTGTGTTCAATGGACGCATTACACAGACTGGACAAGACATTTCTACTATTCCACATGCAAATGACTGTGGATTGTCCTTAGGAGCAGTAGAATTCCTTAGAAGACGCTTCCATACAGAGGAGTTTGATGCTACTGGGTTCCCATTCTGGCAGCAAGATGAAGCACCTGAGGAAGTTAGTGATGAGACTATCAAAATAGTTGCAGAAGAGTTAGCAGTAGGTAATATTGTTGCTTGGTATCAGGGACATGGTGAGATCGGACCTCGTGCATTGGGACATAGGAGCATTCTTGTTAATCCTAGGTGCGAAAACATCAAAGATGTGCTGAATAGTAAGGTTAAGCATAGAGAACACTTCCGTCCTTATGGTGCCTCAGTCCTACGAGAAGACGCTCCAAGGCACTTCGATGTACCTGAGGGTGCAAATATGCCCTGGATGAATGTTTCTGTAAATGTTACTGATAATGACCTGAAATCTGTCACACATATCGATGGTACATGTAGGATCCAAACTGTTGAAGGTGATGACTGCTATGCCAGACTATTGCGAGCATATAAAGACATCACAGGAGACAGTGTACTGCTCAATACATCACTAAATTTAGGTGGTAGTCCTATCGCATCTAGTTTCTGGGAAGCGAAGGAGTTGTTTAGTAAAAAAGATATTGACTTTTTATGTATTGGTAATGATCTACTTCATAAATAAGTGAAGTTACTTCTTTTCTATGGAAACACCAAAGAAAGAGGAAGCCAAGAAGGAGAACAAATTTGAGTGGGCGGATGAGGGTGTATCAACTCTCGTCCGAGTTATTATACTTGGATGGTCAGCAGCAATACTGACCCTAAACTATGTAACTGTTCCTGGTATTCCTCAGAAAAATATTGATCCTACTTTTATCGCCAGTGTCTTCACTGGGACCTTAGCCACTTTTGGAGTGATGCCCTCCAAGAAAAAGGATGAAGATAAAACTCCTACATTACCGAAAAAAGATGAGAAAATTTCTTAGTTTGATTTGTTTACTGGGTGTCATGTTCATGGCAGCACCAGTATTTGCCGTTGATGTTGTAATGGGTGCAGGTGGAAACCTAGCATTTGAACCTAATGAGATTACAATCTCAGCAGGTGACACACTACACTTCGTAAATGAGGCACTACCTCCTCATAATATTATTGTTGAAGGTCGTGCTGATCTTTCGAGAGAAGCACTGCTCTTTGCTCCTGGTGAGTCCCAAGATATTCTATTCGCTGACGCTGGCGACTATAATTTCTTCTGTGGTCCACATCAGGGTGCAGGTATGACAGGTACTATTCACGTCGAATGAGGACACCATGCAAAAAGTAGTTAATGTAATCGCGTTGCTTTCAGGTTTAGTTTCAGTTTCAATTCTAGGGGGTGGTGCTTATCTCTACGTTCAAAAAGATGCACTCATTGAGAGTGCGACAGCAGCAGCAACAGAGGCAGCAACAGAAGCAGTCGTAAGCGCACTTCCTGGTCTGGTTGGTGGTCTCATGCCATCGGTACCTGAGTTGCCTGGTGCAACTGGTGGGGTTACTCCTGAGGTACCAGGTGCTGCTGCCCTACCATCGGCAACTGGTCTGCCATTCTAATGGAACCTATACGTGAGATTGGAACTAACATTATTGAAATCCGACAGATAGAGATACCTGTTTGGAGTTTTAGTGAACCTTCCAACTCACGTTATATAAGTCCACCAGTCACTGTCAACATCGGTACACCCGTTGTTGACATACCTGGGTGTGTAGAAGCACACGAAACTAATAACTCTAAGAATAATAAAGTTGGGGTTGATGATTCAAATGGTTTGGTTACGTACTGCGATTCTGGTTATCCCAGTTTTAATCCTATTTCTTTTGAACCGAACAGGATGACAATAACTGGTCCACCTGCCGTTGGTGGTACCAAAGTAGATGAACCAGAACCACCAGCAGCATCACCAGAAGTAAAATCACCACCTGTTGCTACTGCTAAGATAGAATGTCCCACACCAGCACAGAAAGCAAAGGAACCTGTTGGTACATTCGTAGAAGGATATAGAAAGAAAGTTGTTGCATACAAACTGACTGGTAATGAATGCATTCAGATTACAGAAGCAGTAGGTATACCTCAACAAATTATTGCTGGTCTTCCTAGTGGTGGACAAGTAGCATCCGTGGGTGGCATTGCTGTCATCGCTACTACATCAGCACTATTAGCAAAACC